ACGAATGAATTGCTCACGTAGCGGCAATGTTTTTCTATCTGTAAGATCTTTAAATGATAACATAATCTTTTATGAGTAGTAGGAAACTAATTTGGCCATCAGATTACCCTTTTCGACATAATTTCTCATATATGCCTCACCATTGGGTTTAGTCTCTGTCTTACAGCGAACAGTTAGTAATATTCCACCAGAATTATCCTTGAATTGTACTTCTGGTTGGGCTTTGGTGTTAATTACTTCTGCTGTAATTTTAGTATTTGTGGCCGTAAGAGCAGAATTTAGTTTACCAAATTCATAGACTTTAGATTCTTTTTTATTTAATTGAACTAATGTTACATTTTCTTCAAATGATGTACCAAAGAATAATACACCCATAGACAAATCCTCTATTGCCTTTTTTGATGGCTTAGAATTAAAGTTTTTAGCGCCTAAGGTATATGCCAGTAGGACTGCTTCAGAGGGCTTTTTCTCAGATAGTAATCTAATGTAGTCATTCTCGATAGTCTTAACATTTATTTTAGCTAACTTATCCCACAGATAGACTTGCTTATCGAATCCAGAACCACCTACCTGTCCAAACTGTTTTACATCACCAGCCTTTAATGAAACATTAACATCTGTAGATTTATCATCCACAAAAACACGCACATCTACTTTGGTTCCAGTTTGATCGCCTACACCATCGGCAATAACTTGTATAGTATTTTTTTGATTATTTTTATACAACAATTGGGCCCAATTCTCTACTGTTTTAGAATTAGCAAATTTTATACTAGATTCTACAATATCTTCCATGGATTCTCTAATGCCCTTATTTTGAATGGCAATTAGGTTGGAAAGGGCTAGACCTAATTTGAAAATAACTACATCCTTGAATTTGCCGTTTTCATTGAAGCCTTCGAACTCATGTGATTGTTGCATCTTATCAGAGGTCAATGTATCCAGAATAGAATGTACATCAGAGGATAATATTTTCTTATTCTTGGTCATAAACCTAGCTGTAATAGCTGCTGCAAAAACAGCTTCTGCCATGTCTCCTCTATTACCTTTAGGGCCAGATGAGCCACCACCAGGGGCTGGTGCTGATCCACCAAACTCAGTTGTCTTAAGTAATTTTGAAATTGGTATACCTATAGATCCATCATCTGGTATCATGATTATCTTCTTTGCCTTATTGGAAAGAAGATCTATAACAATTTTGGCTGAACTATCGCTATCTACTTTGAATATCTTTTCATCAATAGAGATAGAACTACAAACATGCGGCCCACTTTCTGTTCCAAAAGCAGATTTACTTTGCATCTTTGAAACCAAGGTTTGAAGCCTACCTGGGCGCTTTTTTAGTTCTGGTAGGGATAATCCAGCCATAATTAATCCTTTATCTTCATACCAGAGCGAATATCGTCCATCATTGCCTGGGCACGTGTATTCATATGAGATGGTAGACCTTTTTTGAATGAAACCAAATCATTGTCCTTAGCTGCATTTCGCATTTTAGTGGCACTCATTCCAGAAGCACCATCAGCATCCGGATCACGCTCACCGGCAGATATAACTTCAATTTTATCATACTTAAATTCAGTCCCATTATATTTGTCTAGTAGGGCCTGGTATTCAGGGACCCTATCACTACCAGCGACCAGATAAAGAACTTTGTATTTCTGGTTTAAATGTTTTACCATTTCAATGAATGTGCGAATCTCTGCAGTTGCGCCGGTAATATTAGCACCAGGAAACATCTCACGGGCCCATTTAACTTTATCCGTAATATTAAGTGGATTCTTTTTAGGGTCTTGCGTTTTACTAAGATAGATTACGTGGTCACATTTATTAGCTTTACCTGTATCAACTACCTTTTTAACTAATAAGCCGTGCCCGGTAGTGCTGGGCTGCATTCTAGCAAATGCAGCAACCACACATTTAGATGTTGCTGCATTAAGATATTCTCTGAATGAGATCATTTAGCCCACCCCTTCATGATTTCTGGTGAAAAATTCGCTAAACTGAATGTAAATCTATCCACAAGTTTGATAGCTTTATCTCCATTAATAGCAACAAAGCCTTCTGGGTTAGTTACCTTATAGCCATCCTTGGTCTTCAGGTAATGACTCAAACCGTTAATAACTTTCATCTTATCAAGCATCAGATCCTTTAGAGCCTCTATCGATTGTGTTAATTCAAACATAGTAGCAATTTTAACTGTAGAATATTCCTCAAAATATTTTAATGCTTCAATACGCTTTGTCTCAAGAGCAGATTTACTTTTTTCTGTCTTCTTTGAATCGATTTCCTTTTGGTATCTAGCATGAATGAAATCATGGAATCCAGTTGCCATTTGCAATGGGGTAATTGACTTATTATTCTTTCTAACCAGAGAGTTAATATAGATCAAAACCAGACTAGATAGCTCTGGATGGGTAGAGATGTTATTAACCAGTTTAGAATCTAACTTCTGAAACTGTTGACCTATCTCTTTTAGTAGCAACTCAATCGTAAGATATTCACCCGCAGTTAGAGTAAATTCTGCCGTAGCATCAGTTAATGTGGCGTCAATAGCCCAGACATTAGGAGTCTTCTTGAACTTTGTTACAATATTTTTACCAAAGTTAGCTTTAAGATTGGCAAAACTATCACCGGTGTATGTAGTGTGAAAGACGAGTCCTAACTTGGATTTAAGAATCTTCTTAGCTAAGTCCGAGTTCTTTGGAACAGCATATGCAATGGTGTTAGGATGGAACTTAACCATAGCCTCACCATCAATAGTTTCAGTCTCTAAGTCATCGGAAGTATACATTAAGTCACCCTGATAGATTCCAGAGGTGATTCCTAGTTCGACACCATATTTCAGTAAAGTGCTAAATTTGTCTCTAAGTTCGCCTGACAGCTCAGAATCAATATCAGCTTGTGTCTTATATACCTTGGGATTCTTATTGAAGATACCTTTTTTGGCCACAAAAAATACACCGTCTGCCGGATCAATCCCTAGGATTACTGCTGGAGCTCCGTCGTACTTGACGCTGTACATATTCTTTGTTGACTTGGAAAATATTTTTCGCATATCACGAAGATAATCAACTGCTTTTTTTACTCCTGGGATTCCTTCAATGAACAATAGCTCGCCCAGGTGGGTCATGTGAGAATTTACTTCTGACGCCTCATTAAGCCAACTTTTAAAACTTTGCATGTGAATCTTACTTTATAATTTAGTATTTATCAACCGAGATAATCATATTTTAACTCTAGTCTACGAATAGAGTACTTAAAATCTTCCTTTACATAAATTGCTAGTCTATCATTTAGATGATTCAATGTTATGTTATTTCTTGCTTTTGGTGAGGAAAGATAGTCGTCGGCAATATCATATATAGTAGCATGAGTCTTACCTTCTTTTAATCGAAGGGTTCTACCAATGGATTGGCGAATACGGATAGCAGATTTACCTGGGCAGGCGAAGATTAAATTCTCTAGACTAGGAATGTTAATTCCAGTCGCCATTAATGACTCAGTAGCAACTATGATAGAATCCTTTTCTGTTTCAAGAATAAGCCGAATTCGATCTCGTTCTTCTACTTCTATACCACCATGAATAAAATAAACTGCTCTTGTATCTCCCACACTCTCCTTGATAAGATCATAGAGAATTTGACCATGATTAGCAACAAACCTATATAATATCAGTGTGTTCCCAGATAATGATTTGGCGAGGTTGGCTATAAAAGCATTACGCGCCGGATTAGAAATAATCTGGCTTATCTCTTCTTTGTAATCCATTGACTTTAACATCTTACAGAACTCTGGTGGATGTTTGAGTATAAGAACTTTAATGTCAATCGGAACTGCTTGCCCGGCTGCAATCAATTCGGATGCAGATATAATCTCATGAGCCGGTCCCAATAGACCAATTAATACCAGCTTATTACAAAGGGCATCATGTAACGTACCGGTAGTCCCAATTCTATGGCTTGTATTGACGAACCCTTCAATGGTCGCAGAAACAACTGCGGCGCGTAGTGTGTGCGCTTCGTCGGCTAGCAACATATCAGTATTTGCAGTTAGTGCCAAATAGTTCTTTGTGTCACTCTTGTGCATACTTGCCAATGTCTGCCAAGTTGAAATGGTAACAGGCTTATTAAAAATCCGTTCCTTGCCAGAATATAAGCCATGGATATGTTTATCTACATCAAAACCATTTGCTGTACTATAATCCTTGAAGTCGCCGAGCATTTGATTCACTAAACTTACAGTCGGTACAATAAGAACAATAGACTGTTCTTTGTCTAAGCAATAACGAATGATCGAATATAAAATCAATGACTTGCCAGAGCCAGTAGCACTTACTAGAATTAATCTCTTATTGGAAAGAGCCTTATAAACAGCATCGATCTGGTAATCTCTAATCTGAATTGGCTCACCGCGACCTATCAAATTAAGCCCATGCATATAGTCTGATACTTCGGTTCTGGTAATCTTGATTGTGGGATTTAACTCACGGGCAATATCAATCTCATAACCATTGGACCTAGCAAATTTATGTACTAGTGAAATTAGTCCTGTGTACAATAATTTGTTACGGGTGTTCAGCAGCTTAATGTTTCCATCCCAAAGTCCGGATTTAAATTTTGGGGTAAACTTCGCTCCGGGGACGGAAAAAGTAAAATATTCCTGAAGTTCCATTTCCACGCCATAATCATCGCATGTTACGCGGACATGTGTTTCATTATATGGAGTAACTGTGATTTTTGACATAGTATAATTTGGTAAGGGGGTACCACAGCTTTCGGAAAACGCGCGGCTAAGTTGTTGATTCTATTACATTATTTATGCGGTTTCCAGCGTTCCAAGGAATCCTGACAAATGACTTGTACAAAGTGTTACATCAAATATGTCGAGTTTATTTTGGGTTCGAACTTTTCTGGATATAATAAACTATGTATTCCAGTTGTTCGGTAAGTGGTTCAATTGCCTGCCCTGAACTTGGCCCAGTCTATAGCATTGCGAATGTTGAAGGAGCGGGCTTTGATCTCTCCTAGAACTGAATCTAAAAATCCAATAATGATTTTTAGATATTCCTGACGCCCTAATAGAATTTGAACATCGGACGATGCTAAGATTAAATCACCAATATCCGCTCTAAGAGTTTTGTACTGCCATTGTTCCCATTCACGTTCTTTTAACTCAGCACTTGGCATCTCGCCACGAAAGTACCTGCCACGGGCGGCCTGAAGTGTGGCAACTTCCATCTGAAGTTTTACTAATTGTAATTTTACATTGATATTTTCATTGATGTAGAATGAATGTAAATTACTTGTCTTTATGGCTGCGCCACCAAGATCATTTTCGTCAATAATACAGTCGCGGGCCCATTGCAATTTTAGTTCACTGAGTGTCATAATTATAAAGGTAGTCTTGTTAGACTTTATTTAGGGTATAATGAGCATATGCAAAAGTTGCTGTAGCGATAATTGGCTCCGAGTCAGAGTTGTTGCTATTAAAGTTCATGCCACCAATACTAATAGGAAATGCATCAACGAATACTGCTTGCATAATAGGTTTGTTATAATTACCAAGAATGGTAAGAACGCCATCAGTGAAGCCCTTGGATAATTCTGAGAGGCTAACTGCGTTTTTGGAATTACGAAGAAGTTCCTTATACATCTCATGTGATTCAGGGTAACCTAATCCCATCATCCATTCATGAATAGCCATATAGTTAGACATATCCTCATTAACGATAAATGAAACCGTAAGATCGGAAAATGTTAGGGTTTCACTGGGAAATGGAATATCATGCACTAATGTCGACATTAGTGCAGTGCCTAGTTGGATACTCGGTAGCTCAACCGATTGAAGCATGAATGCTATTTCTGGGAATTTAACCAGATTGAAGCTGAAGTTACCCGAACCAAAAAGTGGATTAACATTGGTGGGAGTAGGTACTGATAATAATGGCATTTTGTTACTTTAGTTTAGAGGCCCAAGATTTGTTGATAGGGTCTACATTATAACCCTTTAACATAAGTTCTGCACCATTTTCAATGTTATCTCTAACATAAGATAATGCAGCATCCTTATCGGTCATAGGGAGTTTGTACAATACTGAAATATGTGGCTGAAAGTCTGTATATGAATGTTTGAGCCCTAGCTTCTTTAGACCAGAGTGAATCTCAGATAAAATGCTAGATTCGATCTTAACTACAATAGCACATAACTCAGATTTAGAGCCATCATCCGTAGGCGAATCAAATGCCTCTACATTACCCAGTTTGACCTTAAATGGTTTGTAGTATTGAGCTAAAAAGTCTCGAATTGTCTCATCCGCAATATCTGTCGTTTCAGAATACATTAAGGTAGCATGTTGTTCATCGATACAGATTTTTGCAGTAGGAAATTTTTCTGCTAGGTTAGGGATGATTAGTGGCTTGTCGACATCGATAGAGACATAATTGCCTTTAACTGATTCCAGTAGATATTCTCGAAATGATAGCATGCTAAACCTTATTAATTGTGTTTGGTGACAGCCCTGCTTCCTACTGGAAGCACACCTGTTCTAATATTATTTAAACCGTGATTTTTTCTACCGCCCATGTATCGTGCAGTTACCATTCCTTGAATATGTTCCGGTAATTCACCATTATGATATACATGATGAGCCCCGATTTCAAAATGACCAGATGGATGCTTATGTAGTTCAACTTTACCTTGCACAATAGCATGCACATTATTAATTCCTTTTTTTGCACTACCATAATCATTTCCAAACACTGACTTGTGTAACAGATGATTATCCTCTGGATCTTTTCTGTTAAGTTTATTTGCAACAGTGCCAGGCATAGATTTTCCATCCCCGCCATGATTATCTTGTATATGTTTTACAAGTTTTTTAACAGCTGGGTGATCACCGTGCTCTGTGGTACCGCCGTATTGTTGAAAATCTTTTACTGTACTACCAGCTTTGTGTGATAGAAATATATGATTACCCTTTTTATCAGATAGTTTAAAATCTGCCTTTGGGGTCCCGGTAATTTTCTCTGCATGAGTTATATGGTGTTCGACACCATTGTGATGTACCACAATGTGAGATTTATTACCACGTGCTTTGGTTATTTGCGAATTTACATCATCAATGGCATCATTTTCAGAGTCCATTACATTTTTCTTTTCGTTTAATTCCTCTACCGTATTTGAAAATCTTTGAGTTATCTCGGTTAGTTGCTTATATGTTAACATGGGTTTACCTTTATATGTTGCTACACATATTTATACTTTTCTAGGCATGAAAAAGGGGACCTTGCGGTCCCTTTTCTACGTCTTAAGTTTATTTTTAGAATATCTTACACGATATATAATGTAATAGGCACTTACACCAAAACAAACTATGAAAACACAAATTAAAGATCTCCTGTTTATTGATGGTAAATTTATTTCTAAGAGATCACGAAGGGAATATTTTGAAAAACACAACCAGCTAGATCTTTATAATCAAATAAAAGCTGTATATGGGGATCCCTATTCGCTCAGAGAATCTGTAATGATGATTCTTACAGATCAACCACATAGCGAATGTAAAATGTGCGGAGATCCATGTTTGGTTAATATTAATGGCGGGACTGTTACTATGTCCAACTACTGCTCGAACAAGTGTAAGAATAAGGACTTAGCATTTATTATGAAGGACTCCATAGCAAATAGAGATGAAAAGTCATCACAGAAAAAAAGGGAAGAGACCTTATTGGCTAAAACTGGTTATAGATTCAACTCTCAGAGACCTGATCTAAAACATCTTTGGAAAAAATCTAAACTATCGGAAGAAGTACTCGAAAAATTATCAGATAAAAAATGGGTATTTGAAGAATATAAAACAAAGGGTAGATCATCACAAGAACTAGGTAAGGAACTTGATGTTCATTATGGGACGATTCTAGCATTTATTGATAGGCATAATATCGAGCGTAATGATGATTTTCAGAGAAGCTTTGTGGAAATAACTTTAGTCAATGAACTTAAAAAAGTATTTTCCGGTAATATGCTATTGAATGATAAAACAGTAATCAAACCAAAACACCTCGATATTTATTTTCCAAACAACAATCTAGCCGTAGAAATAAATGGTCTCTATTGGCACTCGGCTAGTAGCAAGGTGATTAGTAGAGAAATTAAACACAAACATCTACATAAAAGTGATAGCGTAGAAAAAAGTGGTATTTTGTTAATGCATTTTACTGATAAGGAAATTACAGAAAAGCAAGATCTTGTTATGTCTATGATTAAATCAAGGCTTGGTCTTGGTAATAAACTCTATGCTAGAAAATGCATTGTGCAAGAACTTACTGCCAAACAAACTAAAGAATTTATGGATAAAAATCATATTTCTGGCAATGCAGTAGCAAAAGTCAATTTAGGACTATTATTCGAAGGC